CTAATTCAGTTGTTAAATCTTCAATTTGTTTTTGTTGTTCATTAACAGCCTGTATAAGTAACGCTGTAAGTTTTTCATATTTAACAGCTTTATATCCATTTCCTCTATCTTCTACAATTTCAGGAAGGACTTTTTCTACTTCTTGTGCTATAACTCCTACATCGTGTCCATTATGAACATGAATTCCTTCCATTGGTATCCAATCAAAAGTATAACCTGTTAATTGTCCTACTTTTTCTGTAGCACTTCCGATTGGTTCTAAATTTTCTTTTAACCTTTCATCTGATGAAGCAAATGCTACAACATCATTTGTTGCTAATATAGCTCCTGCTACTCCTGATGGTGCTGTTCCAACTCCTAATCCATTAAATCTTACACTATCTCCAGTTTGTACATTTTGGTTCATTAAATAAACCTCTGTAGCACCTTGTCCTGTATTAATGTTTCCTACTACTGTTAAAGTAGTTCCATCAAATGTTAGGTTTGTAGCTGCACTACCTGATTGTGATTCAGATGTTGCTAATACTACTCTTTCTTGTGCATTATTGTTAACTACATACCCATCTACATTAGTTAAATCTTTACCATTACCTTGGAATGAACCACTAAATGAACCTGAACCAGCTCTTGATAGAGTTGATATATCAGCAAACGAAGCAGTAGCTGTGGAACTTAAAGTTGAAGCTAAATCAGCAATTGAAGATGAAGTTGCCCTATCAGCATGTGATGATGTTAATCCTGATCTAATTGTACCTGCTAAATCTGCGAATGATGATGTTGTAGCTCTATCTGCTATTGATGCAGTTGCATCAGAACTTAAAGTTGTAGCTCTTGCTGCTACTGATGCTGAATCTGCTTGGTCTGCAAATGAAGCAGATGTTATATTAACTACTGATGTTGAAATAGCTAAGGAAGCTGTTTCAGCAAATGAGGCTGATATTACAGAACCTAATAATACAGATGCTGTATCAGCATTTGATGCTGTTCCCTCTAAATTACCTAAAAATTTAGTTGCTGAAAGTGTATCTGTGGATGGAACATATCCTAATCCACTATTAGTTTTTATTTCTGTTCTTGTTGTTAAACCATTAGAAAATAGTATATAATGTCCTGCTCCACTACTATCTTCTTCTGTTACACTAAGTTGTGTAGAAACTGCAGCTATAGAAGCACTACTAGCATTATCTGCTTGTGAAGCACTAACTGCTCTTTCAGAATTAGAGGCTGAATCTATTAAACCTTGGAATGAGCCACTAAATGAGCCACTCCAATATTCACTATTTGCAGAACCTGTAATTGTAACACTTCCTGTAAATTCATGTGTATCATCTAAAGTATCACCAAATTTTGTTGAACCAGAACTATATATAATAGAAGACGATTCATAGGAAGAAACTAAATAATCAATAGAGGCTGTACCATTAATGTGAAGATTACCAGATATAAATTGACTTCCGGTAAGATTATAAGAACCACTTAAAGAATGAGTTCCTAAACCATCTTGAATTAAAGTATCTTCTAATTGTAAAAGTTGATCGTAAGTCGACTTTATGGTTCTTCCAGTTAATGTAGCCATTTAATATAAATTTATATCTATAAATATTAAAAAAAAGCCGCACTTAAGCGGCTTTCTTATATCTTAACTAATTTACTATAGGTTCTCGTATTCTTTAACGAATTCAATAAACCATAAAAGTAAAGTAGGTTCTTTAGCAGCATTCCATGCAGCTGTCAATTCAGTAACTAGTGTTCTATAATTAACTACATTTGTATCTGTAGATGTATTATAAAAAGTAGTTGCTGAAGTTGTCATAGATGTAGTACCACTTGTAACTGCGTTATTAAATAACCAGTTAGCTTCAGCAGTTACTAATCCTTTTAATACTGATGGAGTAATGCTTGTAGAAGTTAAACCAATAGATAAAGAGTCAATAGCTTTGTTTAGGTTAACATCTGCAATAGTTGCAGCAACCATAACGTCTAATTTATCTCTAATTGATTTAAAATTCTTCATAGCTAGTACGTCAGCTTCTAAAACGTCTGCAGCAGCTTCTAATGTAGCAACTTGTGCAGTTAATGTAGTAACATTAGCTGTTAAAGTTGTAATTTGACTTGTTAAGTCAGTATTAGTAGCTCCAGAGTTTGTTATTGTAGTGTTTAAAGTTACAATCTGTGCATCCAATGTAGCAATATTACCTGTTAAGGTAGCTACTTGTGCAGTCAAATCAGTTACATCATCATTTAAACTTGCAATAGTCGTTGTATTAGCTGTATTAGTAGCTGTTAACGCCGTATTCTCAGTGGATAATGTAGTGTTTGATGTTGTCAAAGATGTTACTTCTGCTTGTAACGTTTCAACTGTAGTAGTTAAAGTCGTTACTTGAGTAGTAAGATCCGCAGCTGAAGTTGTTAGATCAATATTAGCAACTTGTAACTCATTAATTTGAGTTTGATAACTTGCCTTTAAAGCGTCAACATCTTCAGGTGAGAACCAATCTTGTTTCTCACAGCTTACACTCATTCCAATGAGCATAAACGATATTACATAAATAAATTTATTCATAATTACTAATAAATAGTAGTGGCGGGGGGAGGACTTGAACCTCCGACCTCCGGGTTATGAGCCCGGCGAGCTACCTGCTGCTCCACCCCGCAATTTTTAAATAGTGCGATATCTTCTCATATCACCCCATTGCACCTTTTTAGTTTTCCCTAATATACTTAATTTTTGTACATTATCATTAAAACTATCACGAGTTGTGTTAATTTGTGGGTTACCAGTTTCTTTATTTACTTTTGACATTTTTTACTTTACAATTTTATAACCCATAAATATTATTACTCTGAGTATTCTGCAAGTAATTTTTCAACGTGTTTTCTTGCAACTTCGTAATCTACCGGCCCAGTTTCGTCTTCATATTGTACAGGGTCGTTGATGCCCAATTTAATGAATGCTTCAATTCTTTCCACTGAACTCGCTGATTTATAATCGCTATTACCGCTAGGGAAAGGTTTATAAGAAGTATTAGTACGTCTATATACTTCATCAAAATCAATTCCAAGGTCCTTAACAAGGATTTGTCCATCTTGTAATATTCCAAATTTATCTGTTTCTAAATAAGGTGTAAAGTAACCCACTGTCTCTGAGTTCCAGTTACCAATTCTAAATGCTGCATCATCAGCATCTCTAAATTCTTGTCTACAATCAGGGTAGATTGCGTGGTCACCAGCATGAATACCTAAAGCAATATCACAAGTTTCTTCTGTTTTATTTGCTATAGATAATGCTACTGCTTGTGTAATAGAAGCAAATATTTTATTTCTATTAGGCACTACAGTTGCAACCATATTTTTTTCTTCATAATGACCTTCCGGTACATCATTTCCTCCTTCTACAAGATTTGAATCTAGTAAATTTACTAAACCATCTAATTTAATAACTTGATAATTTACATTTTGCCCATTTTCATTAACATAATTAATTAATGATTGAGCTCTTTCAAGTTCTACTCTATGCTTCTGACCATAATCAAAAGATAAAGCTGTTACATTATCATACTCAGATAAACATCTAAGTAATAAAGTTGAGGAATCCATCCCTCCAGATAAGGATACTACGACATTTTTTGCCATTTTTATATCTATTTTAATTTTTGCCAGGTATTATTAAGCGTATAGGCAAACGCTTTAAATTTACATTTTATATATATTGCAATATAAGAAAAAATAGTTGATATCCCAACTCCACCTAATAAAAGGTGCCAAATATTTGGGTGAAAATGTTCACCACACATCCCACTAATATGTCTAATTATTTCTGCCATTATAAACCATTAATTGTTTTAAATCTTTTTACGTTTTTTAATATTTTATTATAATTAATTTTTTCAGGTTCAATATCAAAGTGAGTATTCATATTTGCTTTTGGTTTTTCTATTAAACCACTTTTTGTATAAGGAATTCCTTCTAAAGCAGCCATTATAGGATTTGAAGTATCTATTGATTCAATTTGAGATTCATTTCTATACCAACCAAACTCTTGAGGTACTGCACAACCTAACAAATGAAATTTAGTATCTTTATATCTTTTATCTTTTAATAATTCTTTAACAAAATTTATTCTACCTAAAGCTTTATTTAAAGGAGTATCACCATACCAATCTGCACCATAAGATATACAAAGTTTATCATATCCTAAATCTCTAATTAAACTAGCACATAAATGTGCTTTGATTTTATCTTCACCTTGTACTACAGCTACTATCTTTGTTTTTTTAGGATATTTAAATTGTATCCAATATTTTGCTTGAGCACAAGTTTGGGCTTGTTTCATCCAAACATCTGGTACTATAAATTCATCTGGTTCTAATTCAGTTATCCAGTGTAGTAACCTTTCATGATTATATGCTTTACCTAATTCATGAAGTGAATTATCCATAATAATGTAACGACCTTGTTTTTTAGATTCATAGAAGAAATTTTTATAATATTCATCTTCATCTAAAAGATGAGGTAAACAATAATCATAATCATTAAATTCACGACTATTATTTAGTAAAACCTTTGGTACCTCGTGTGATATTTTCATTAATAACCTGTTAAATTATTTTTTATTTCTTTTAATATACGACTATTATATTTCTTTTCCAAAAATAGATTATACAGTGTTTTTAAAGGTAAGAATTTTTTAAAATTTTTTATACCCATAGTTGAATTTAAATATGTTCCTAATTGATTATTAAATTGATAATTTACTAAATTTATTTTTTTATTAGTATTAAATTTTAAATAATAAAGAGTATCTCCTCTTTTAATATTAATTATATTTTTATGAGAAACATATGCGGGACTTATAGGTCTAAACCACTTCCCACAATCATATTTACCACTTAATAATGTAGTATTTTTAGTTAAATCATTAGGATCTAAATAAGCAGGTAATAATGATACTTCAAGAGGTTGATCACTAAAAAATATATAATTACTATTAATATCAAAAAACTTTTCATTTATAGATCTTAAACTTATATGCCCCTCACGATTAAGTTGGTGTAAATTTTCATTACCTTCTTTAAGTTCTATATTATAATCTTGATCTGATCTTATTCCTATTACATTTTTTAATTCATTGTAAGAAGCAGGACATTGGATATACCCAAGTAAAGATGAAGATGGATATTTTTTAAATTCAGTTTTTATATTTTTATAAACTGAAAAAGGTTGGTAAGTAAGGAGATCTTTTGATGTTAAAAGAGGTAAATTTATTCTACTCCAATATACTGTAATACTTTTCACTATAAATCTTTAAGATTACTTAAAATTGATTCTAATTTTTCATTTGAAGATGCTGCCTCGTATATAGCAGAGTTTTTACCATGTTCTCTAAATTCTACTCTTATAATTTTTACTCTTCCATCAGTTTCTTCTTGAATAAATGGATTTACTTTATCATAAATAAATTGAGCGAATTTTTCAGCTCCAACAGCTGGTATAACTCTTACTTGAGCGGCACCATGTTTTTCCATTGATTGGAATGATTCTACAAATGGATCATCTTCTGCTACTATAACAGTATGATCAAACATATAGTCCATCCATTCTTTAGGAGACATCCCATCGATTTGTCCTTTAGCTCTTTTCATTCCTCCAAAGTCCCAAACCCAGTTTTTTTCATCTAATTCTCCTTCAAACCATAGTTTGAATGATACCCCATAACCATGGAGGTATTTACAGTGTGTTTCTTCAGCTTTCCATTGTCTAAATACACAACTAAAGCCGTCAAAGATTTTTGTTGATTGAAATTTACCCATTATAAAAATTTAAAATTGTTTCTTTTGTTTGTGCTCCTACTAATCTACCAACCTCATTTCCGTTCTCCACAAGTACTAATGAAGGAACACCTCTAACTCCATATTGGGCTGATAAATCAGTGTTTGTATCAACATCGATTTTATCGAAATTAATTTGTCCTTGTAATGAATCCATTACAGGACTTAATGCTTTACATGGGGCACACCATGCTGCTGTAAAATATAAAATTTTTCTCATAATAATTTGTTTAAACTAATTCTTCACCTATACCTATCATCTCAGATAAAATCAATAAAGTGGCTGCTATACCTATATCATACCAAAGGGCAAAATAACCAAGCAGTCTAACTGCAGATTTTATAAGTGATGCTATTAAATGTTTTTTTGGATCGGGGTGTTTATTTATTTTCATATTGCTATTTTTTTAGGTCTACCTCTTTTTTTAAATGTTACCCTAGGGGCTTTATTTGCTTTTAATTTATATTTTGAATGTGTTGAAATATAATCATATAATTCAAGTAAGGTACCACCAAATTCTTCCATCTCCAACATAGCTTCATCTTTTGTTATATGAAAATTACGAGAAAATTCTTTGACTAAATCATCTAACTTCCACTTTTCATCTTTTTCATAATCTTCATATAAACGTTTACGACGAGCACTCAACACTTGAACTTTTTCTGAAAATAATCCAGCATCATCTTTACATTCAATTGCTAAATCATTTATATCATGTTCTACCCATGCTGCTTGATACCAATAATGGGAAAAATCATAATCACCATTTGCTATACGATCACGTAATGAACAATACGCAGCTAATGGTTTTTTCTTAACATCATATAACCTCCACCACCTAAATTGGTTATAATTTAGTTTTTGTAAATGTGAGAATTTTTCTTTTAACTCTTCTCTAGTAAATGTAGGTTTATAAACCATATTTCTGTTTATAAATGTCGTGAAAAGCTTTACCTACTCCAACCTCTTTAATAACTGCTATTTTAGGGATACCAGGAATATTAAAATCACTTTCTAATATTTCATCAATATTTCTATTTTTAACTGTTTTGATTTTAATCTTTGCATTTGACCTATTTGAAGTAGCAAATACAATACTGATTGGAATTTTTGCATAATCTGATGTTCTTCCTCTAGCCATATATTTCGATTTTTTCTTTAGGTATTTGAACTAATGTTCCATTCATTTTTACAATGTAATTACCATTAGTATGAATGCCAAAACATTTTTTTCTTTTATTATTATATAATATCCACTTTGGTGATTTAGCCATTTATTACTTGTTTATGAAATTCTTTAGGTGACAAGCCACTTTCCTTAATAGCTTCTTGTTTTGTTTCTTCTACAAGATGAATAAATTTTTTAAATTGGATTTCTCTATTAACTAATTTTAATAGTTGTTTATTTTTAAAATCTATAAATTCTTGAACAACGGGATGTGTACTCATAACCTTTAATTGAACATGCAAATATACGAACCCTATTTCAGGTAACCAAATTATATTTTAAAAATAGTATTTAATCTTGAAGAACCTGTAAAACCATATCTTTCGAATTTTGTATGTAAATCAAAATTAAGATATTTATTCCATTTATCAACTATTTCTTTAGTAAAACCAGCTCCATCACCTTTAGCAAACATAACTATTTCATCAGCTATTTCTATAGGCATTGGGATATTTTCTTTTTTATTTTTTGGAATATATGTTGAAGATGTACCTTCACCTATGCTTCTTTTTCTTGTAGGATTTACAAATTTATGAGATTTAACAGAAGGATGATTAATTAAATCATCTACCATGTTAAATAATACCTCTTTTTTACCTTTTTTATATGATCTAAAAGTAACGATATCGTAAGTTGAAACAACATCATTATCATATTCTATTATAACCTTTTCCATTATTTATTATTTAAAATTAGACGTAAATATACGAAAAATTTTCTGGGTAGCCAAATTTTTTAGTTATAATGTTCTTGCAAATCTTTTAAATATTTTATTGGATCTATATTTGAAGGTAAATTTTGTATAGAAGGAACTAAATTTGCAAATTGAATTAAGGTATAATACCAAGAATGATCAGAAAAAATACTTGTTGGATTATGAAATGAAGGATTATATGGAATAGTATTTGCAACATCTATCCTAAGTTTTAATGATTTTGAAATATTTTTTGTAATATGGGTTTTACTATAATTCCAAAAAGGAGTATTATGATTATTATTTAAATAATGTATTGATATAAAGTCAAAAGTATCTGAGTATAATTCATTTAATTTTAAATTATATACTGTTTTATTTTCAGAACTAACCCATCCTTTTTTTATTAGGTAGTGGATAGTTCTAACTCCTTCTATTATAAACTGTATTCCTGTTGATTCTAAAGGTTCTATAAATCCGGAGGATAATCCTATATCAACTACATTACCCTCCCATTGATTAGAATAATATCCTGATTTATATTCTATATATTTTGTGTTTTGGTTTAATAAATTGTCTTTACCCCAATAATTTTCATACCAGGTAATAACTTCATCCTTATTTGAAATATCTTTATTAAAAACCATACCTGAACCTATTCTAGATTGTAGGGGTGTTTTCCAAATCCATCCATAAGGTGTACACTGAGCTACAGTATAGGGAGTTTTTAAAGATTGTTTTGAATTATATGAAGCAGGGTTAAAGATAGCAGCATTATTTGGGGTAGAATTTGATTTATCTATAAAAATTTTTTGTTGTTTTTTTGATAAAATATTATCAAATCCTAAACAATTAATATAAAGATCTGATTTGTGATATTGATTTGAACTTAATAAAAGATTAGAAATATCTTTTTGATTAAAATCTATATCAATTATATCTTCATTTATAATATTAATTTTAATATTATTTTTTATAAATTCAGATAATTTTCCAGAGTTAATATGTACCCCTTGATTAGATTTTGGGGGTTGATTTTTAATTACACATTGTTTATAATCATTTATATATTTAATAAAGTCTGATTTAGGTAGATTAGAAGAAAAAAATAAATCAAAAATATTATATATTTTATTATCTTTATTAAAATGGGGTATAGCTCCAAAAGGATGCCATTGAAAACTATTTTTATTAATCCAGTCTTTATACCCAACCCCTGCTTTTTCAGTGCATTCACAAAAATCATACCATTGTTGTTTTGAAAAACCACACTCTTCTATAAATTTGGAAAAATCAGGTAATGTAGATTCTCCTACTCCAATACTTTTATCTGATTTTCCTTTAATTATATATAATTCAAAATAGTTTTTAGGTAAATTTTTTGATAAATAAGCAGCAGTTAACCAAGCGGATGTTCCTCCCCCAAGTATAGAAATTTTTTTAACTAACCCCATTATAGTGGCATTGGTTTATCATAACCACACCATTCTACAAACCAAGGTATAGATTTTGATTTAAATAAATGGCGGCTGAATGTATTAGTATCATTATAGTTGATTGTAAAAGAATCATTTAAAATGGAACTTATATATTCTACTTCTAATATTAGGGTTTTATCTTCAGAAAAATTCTTTACTTTTAAAGAAGTAATATCATTAAGCTGAACATCTCCATCATTTGACTCTATAACATTATACCCCCTTTTTTCATCTAAAATTAATGGTGTTGTTTGTAATTTATTTATTATATCTCTTACTAAATTTCCTTTAAGTTCTTCTTTTAATTTTTGAATATTTGGAAAAATTAAATTTAAAGGAATTAAAAAGTTTTTATGTAAATTTTCTTGGGTTTCTTTAAGTATAGTATTAATTTGAGATATTATTACTTCTTTTGAGTTTAATAAATCTTGAGTAATATTACCTATATTAATAATTTTTTCAAAATTTATACTTTTAAAATTTGTTTCAAATAATATTATTTTTAGATCTTTAATTTTATTTACTGATTCTTTAACAAAATCAATTTTAAATAAAATTGTATTTTTATCATCGATAATATCTTCTACAATTAAACTATGTTTATTTACCCTATATTTTATATCTTTTTTTATAATAGAACTAAATAAAGAATCTAAATTAGATATTTCTAATTTTTTTAAATTATTTTTAACTTCTTCTAATTTTTGTGATTCAATACTATATTTTTTTAATTCTTTTGATAAATTATTATAATAATCCTTTTTTTTCATTTTTTTTATTTTTTTATTAACCTTCACAAGAAACACAATCAGCCATACGTGATCCTAAATCGCCCTTAATTACTGAATCTGTTCTTAAGTAATAAAGTGTTTTAATTCCTAATTTCCAAGCTTCTATATGACATTGATTTATCCATTTAGGAGAATCATTAGGATCAAAACTTAAATTTAAAGATTGGGTTTGATCTAAATATCTTTGTCTAATAGCAGCTTGTCTAACTAATTCTAGTTGATTTATTTCTGGGAATGTTAAGAACATTTCTTTTTCATCAGGGGATAAAATAGTATCAGGAAGATTTTGAACAGATCCCCCATCAGCTAACATTTGATCCCACCATTTATTTTTATTTTCTTTTTTAGATTCTAATAAAGTTTCTAATACTTTATTTTTACGAATAAATGTACCTTTAGCACCGTTAAATGTGTAAATATTAGCGGGTAAAGGCTCAATACCAGCGGAAATACCACCAGTAATTACACTATTCGATACAGTAGGAGCTATCGCAAGTAAATGCGTATTTCTCATACCAGTACCCTTACACCAAAGTGGTTCTCCATATTCTTGTGCTAAATCTCTTGATGCTCTTTCAGCTTTATTTTTAATATCTGAGAAAATATTGTGTGTATGAGCAGTTGAAGCAATTGAATTAAATGGTAATTGTTTTTGTTGTAAATAAGTGTGCCATCCCATTACTCCTAATCCTAATGCTCTACCTTTTTTAGCATGAGCATGAGTTCTTTTTAATGAATCTTTACCATTTGATTTATCTATAAATTCTTGCATTACACCATCTAAAAACCAAGTAGCAACTTCTACTGTATCTGTATCTTTCCATTCATCATATTTAGCTAAATTTAAAGATGATAAACAACAAATAAAAGAATGTTCTTCATCAGTAAATAAAGTAATTTCAGTACAAATATTTGTCATACTTACATCTAAATTATTCATCATGTAAGCAATAGGATTATTTTTATTTACATTATCCTTATACATTATATAAGGTTCACCTGTTTCCATTCTTGATTTTAGAATTTCAGCCCATAATGCCATAGCTTCTTGGTCTCTTGATTCTAATTTTCTCATAAACACATCATCTACAACAACACATTGATGTAAATTTAAACATTGTCTATTTGGATCACCTTTTGGTCTTCTAATTTGTAAATATTCTTCAATATCAGGATGATTAATATCTAAATTAACAGATGCAGCACCTCTTCTAACATTACCTTGATTAGTAGCTATAATTGTTGAATCGTAAATTTTACACCAAGGAACTACTCCTTCTGATTTACCATTCCCTGTAATTGCTGTTCCTCTAGGTCTAATTCTAGAAACAGATATACCTACTCCCCCTCCTTGAGAAGTTAATTTCATTAACTCAGCATTAGTTAATCCAATTCCTCTTACAGAATCAGGTGTATCAACACCGAAACAAGAAATAGGCAAACCCCTATCTGTTCCCATATTAGAGAATACTGGTGAGGCAAGGCCTAACCAACCATTCCACATTAATTTGTAGAATTTGTTTTCTAATTCTGGTTTTCTTAATCTTAGAGCAGCAGCTTTTGCAACCCTTCTATATGCTATTTTTGGGGTTTCTCCAGGGATTAAATAACCTTTAGATACTGTTGCTAAAGAAATTTCATCCATCCAAGTAGGATAATCTTTTCCTGCTTCCCAATTTGAAGTATTTACACTAATATTTCCGTCCATTTTAAAATAAGTCGTTTGCGTCCCACTTTTGGGCACCTTTTGAATAATTTGTAACTCGATTTGCAAAGAAATCTGTATGTTGTTTTCCAGCAGATAAAGAATCAAACCATTTCATTCTTTGTACTGCTTCCTTATCAATCCCATTAACTACGGGCTCTAATCCTAAGTCACCCATTTTAGTATTAACTCTATGTTTAATAAATGAAACTAAATCATATTTAGAACAACCTTCTAAATCTCCCATTTCATAAACTTTATCTATAAAATCTAATTCTAATTTTAAAGATAATAAAGCTGCTTCTTTAATAGATTCTCTTAATTCAGGAGTATTTAATTCTGGTTTTTCTTCCATTAATTGTCTATATAACCAACATCCAGCATTTGAGTGTAATGATTCATCTCTAATACTCCACTCTACTATTTGTCCTACTCCTTTTAATAAATTTCTTAATTTAAAAGATAGTAAAATAGCAAATGAAGAAAATAAATTAACACCTTCTGTAAATGCTGAAAATATTGCTAATGATTTAGCTCTGGCACTCCAATCAGGTGTACCATCATGGGAATCTCTAACTTCCATTAATGTTTCAATTTTAGCCATTGTTGATTCATCCTCTAAAAATTCAGCAAAATTATCTAATCCTAATTCTTCATTTAATAATGAATATGCTTCTGCATGAATAGTCTCAAAAGCACCAAATGTAACACCCATTTTAATAATTTCAGGTTTTCTAAACCAAGAAGTTACTAAATTAGTCCAGTAATCATTTACTACTGTTTCAGTTTGAGCAAATCCTTTTAAAATAGTACCAATGATATTTTTCTCATTTTCATCTAAATTTTGTTTCCAATCATTAACATCTGACATCATAGGAACTTCGGTATGTAACCAATGTGCTTGGTGTTGTTTCATCCAATAATCATGTGCTTCTGGATATTCAAAGGGCTTGTAAACTATTCTTTCTTGGGTTATGTCTCTCATATATTATTTTTTTAAAAACGGGGCGATAACTATAGTATATATCATGAATTCTCATCTTTACTTACGAAAGAATCTTGAAAAAGTTGATTTAATACAAATTTATCATTTTTTGTTGGTTCATTAAAATTATTTGATGTTGAAGCAGGCTCATTTTCAACAAATACTCTTGGTTCTTCATCCATTTTTATATGTCCTGTTGATGCATCTATGTCAGCATGATAAGTTACACCATCAAATCCATATCTATTTTTCATTATAAAAAATCTACCGGTTCCATTAACTTTATCTTGGGGTAGTCTTGATAAAGACATACAAAAATCAGTAATCATCATTTTATTATATGAACCTGCTGCTTTATCCCCTTCAATAGTTTCATCTCTTGCACCTGCTCTATTAACCTGTGATACAGACCAAATAGGAATATTTAAAGTTCTAGCTAAAGCTTTAGTAGATATGTAAGTATTATCTAATTTTTCTTTTTCATCTTTAGAACCACTAGTACTTTTTAATAAATCTACATAATCAATAATTACTAAATCAGGAGCATATCCTAAATCTGTAACTTTTGATATGTGGGCCTCTATTGTTGACATAGATGCTTGTCCAGGTGCATATTCTTTAATTGTTAAAGTTCCTTTTAAACCTTTAACATATTCATCTATTTTTTCTTTATGTAAATGAATAGTATTTACAGGTTGATTTATAAAATGGGCATCATATCTTTTACCAACATATCCTTCGGATAATTCTAAAGTATAATGTACAACATTTAATCCTAATTTTATAGCATGTGCTCCTAAAGCAACTAAACTCCAAGATTTACCACCACCTGGGGAACCAAATATTAAACCAAAATCTCCTCCACCTAAACCACCCATTAATCTTTCATTTATAACAGCCCAAGGTGTTGGTATTACTTGGCGATCTTCTTCTTTATAACGGGCTTCCATATCTTTCATATATTCATGCCCTATATCCTTATCTTGTCCTGCTTTTAATGCATTATCAATTGTAAATCTAATATCATCAAACATTCCACCAGCAAGTAAATCTACTGATTTAAGTAATGCGTCTTTTAGTGATTGGTTTTTACAAAAACTAGAAAATTCACTTTCAACATATTCCTGATCATCATTAGTTAATTTATATATTTCTTTTAATTGTTCTACAATAGCGGTTTTTAATACTTCATTATCTAATTTTTTAACTTCAATTTTTAAAAAATCTAAAGTTGGATTAGCATGGAATTTATCAAAATATTGTAATGTTTCTCTAACAATCCATTTATGAGCTTCATTTTCAAAATAAGAAGGCATAATAACATCTCTAATATTAAGAGTAAATTTCTTATTTTTAAGTAAAGAATGTAATACTTTCACTTGAAAATGAGGACCGTATTGAGATAAACTTTTTAATGTCATTTAAGCTATTTTAAAATTAAAAGCAATTGAAATTCTATCCTGATTTTCCATATTAGCATCAACACTATGAGGAAGACTTGAAGGAAAAAAGATTAAGGTACCTGGGGTAAAATAAAAATGGTGGTGTAAATCAGTATCCCAAGGTGAGTAGATAGTTATAGGTCCACTATTTTTAAAAGTTTGTAAATAATAAACTCCTGACCACATATTAGGTTCTTTTCCATGGTGATGAATTGCATTATAATGGTATTTAGAAGAAACATTTCCCCATATCTCAAATAAATTAATATTAGTATTGAATGTTTCAGAAGCAATTTTTAATATAGTTTCTTTAAAAAATTGGAAATCTTTATTACAAAGTAAATCTTCAGATTGCCATCCTCCTTTATTACTTACTTTTACACCTAAAGAAGTATCTTTTATTTTATATAAACTTTTTATAAGAGAATTATTATCTATATTTACGTTAGTAGCATATAATTCTATAGGAAATAAATAAGTTTTTTTCATTTAATTTTATATTTTTGAAGATAAGAAAAAACTTCTGCTAACCAAAATTCTGTGTTAGGGATTCCTCTACCTAATAAATCTTTTTCATACATTTCGAAAAATCTTTTTTTATTTAGATTATATGGTGGTAAATCTATTAATTCATCTAATTCTTTTTGATCATGTTCCAATAATTGGATGTTCTCTAAAGACATTAATTCATGATTAATTTCTAATTGACTTTTAAATAAATGAACATTACCATAAATTCCATGTTCTTCAACTTTATCAGTTGCTTTTTGATATGCCTCTTGTAAAGTGAATATTTTTTCACCTGCTATTTCAGGAAAATATTTCATTAATTTTTTAGGGCCTAAACCTTTAACACCTGGTAAATTATCTGATTTATCACCCATTAAACATTTCATTGTGATAAAATTATGAGGATGTATACCATATTGTTCATAAACATCATTTGGTCTATAAAATTTCTTTTTAATTGGTGAGTAAACTGTAATTCGTTTGTTTACTAATTGTAAAAAATCCTGATCAGCTGAATATATTATAACATCATCTTTTAATTTTTGGGATAAATAAGCTATAGTATCATCTGCCTCTATTTTATCAATTATAGAAATATTAACAGGTAAACATTTTAAATAATCTAACAATCTTAACATTTGAGTTGAGATTGAATCAGATTCTTCTTCTAATGTTGAAAAAACTTTAAAATTTGTAATTCTTTTTATTTGACGGTTTGCTTTATATTCAGCATAGGTATTTCTACGATTAGTAATATTACCTTGTCCATCAAAAACTAAGATAACTCTAGTTGGTCTAATTAGTTTAATAACATATCCTAGGGATTTTAAAAAACCAACTAAACCACCAACATGATTCCCCTGTGGATTAATAGCGGGGATCATAGCAAATGAACGCAAAAATGTGTTCATGGAATCAATTAAGAGCACCCTACTGTTTAAGTGTAGGGGCTCCAAATTGGACTCCTCATGCAAGTTGTTGAGTATATCTTTATAAAGTTGGTTCATCCACAGCTTCTATATTAGTAAAATCCTCATCTTCAGACCCTTCTAAAACTATTTCAATTGGACCTTCGCCTAATATAGCACCCCATTCTGATTGGTGGGCTTTTTTATAGTTGTCTATATCTTTTTTAGTATCAGATATAAAACCATGAGGTGTAACTATAATTTTTCCTGTAGTTGTAACACCATTAATATGGTTTTTTTCAACAGCGGCTTTAACTTTTTTAGCCCATTCTACTTTTTTACCATCTTTAACTGCATTAACTTTTAAGTTACCTGAATTAGAGATATTACCAAATGTTACTATTAATGTTGAATCAAAGAACATTGTATTACCACCCTTATTTTTCATAGTTGGTGGTTGCATAGGTCCTATTGGTTTTTCAACCCAAATTTTATTAATAGCAACTAATGTATTAGTATAAGGACTAGATTCTTTTCTTGATAATAATATTTCTTGATTTATAAAGTTACCAAATTGAGTAGACATTGCTCCAGCATTCCATTCATTATTATTTTTAGCTTTTTCAACTGACATTTGACATGGAACAGATCCAATAGAATCCCATAGAAATACCATATCCATAGGTAAATTCCCTTTTTTCTGTTCATTCATTAAATCAGCCATAAAACCTGCTACAGCTTCTACTGTTGGTAATTGCCCTCTATCAGCAAAAATAAAATTACCATCAACACCAATTGTATTACCATCTGCATCTTTTTCAAGATCTACTTCTAGACCCATCATTATAGCATGCTCCCAAGACCATTTCATCTCAGTTACTATAAAAACAGGTAAAATACCCATTTTTTGGGCATTAACAGCTACTTCTAATAACGCTGTAGTTTTACCTGTATCAGAATGTCCACGTAATAAAGTAATATGACCAGCAGGAACACCTGGTAGTGATACCATTTCTTGCCACGCCGGGGATAAAGGTATCCATTCTTGTTCTTTAAAGGTATTATTAGATGATCCTAAACCTTTTGCTGCTTTAAACTTATCAAGGGAGAACGTTCCCTTAACAGACTTGGAGATATCTCCCCCAAGGCTTACTTTTTTCTTTGCCATTTAATTAATCTTTAAATAAATCGTCGAATTCGTCCTCGTTGAACGATTCTTTTTGTTTAACATTCAAAGTATAACCAGTATCTCCCTCTGTAGTTGTTGTAGTTGGAGTATCTGTAGTAGTGTCTTCTGGGTTTAACCAATCTTGAAGTGCTGTTTTCATATCATCATAAGAAACTCTTCTATAATATTTCAATAATTCAGGTTGATCAGATAACCATTTTTCAACTTCAGTATTATCATCAGATAAAACTGATTGTTTTGGTTTTACTCTAAGTGAGGTTTGTGGGTAAGGATTACCTTGAACTACTTCTACTGTCATGTCTAATCCAGAGACTACATCAGTGAAATCACCATAATCTTCATCTGCGGCATAACTTAGTAATTCTTGATACACTTGTTTTCCAAATTCCCAAAATCTAACACCTTTACTTTCTTCTCCTCTAACTATTACAGGAGCAAATACCCTCATTTTTGGTTCTAATTTCTTAGCTAACCTCCAATTTTCAGGTTCAGATGTTTTTCTTAATTCTTTAGAAAATTCTACAATAGGATCTTTTTCACCATAATTAATTGGTGAGATCATTGTTCTACTTCCTATTCCATAATGAAAGAAAACTTCAGTGAATGGGTTTTCTTTATTTTCCTTATAAGGGACAAATCTAACTTGTGATTTACCCATAGGTGCTTTCCAAAAATATTGACTTCTATCAAATTTTTGATTGGTGTTTTGACCAGGTTTGGTCTGTAATTGTTCTAACTTGCTTGAGATTAATTTTAAATCCATAATATAACTTTTTTTTATTTATAACGATTAATAATGTAAGAAGAGCCCTTTAGGGCTCCAAATGTTTTGTAAGAGAAAAATTAATTACTCTACAGAACTTGATGCTTCTAAGTTCCATCCAAGCTCCCAAGAAACATGCTCACATGGGTTTGATGTAAAATCATAAGGATTTGCATTAAGAGCAACCCCATCTTTGTAATCTTGTTTTGCTGTTCTTCCTATACTAGCCGTTAAGTCATTTACTGGATAACCTCTATATGTTTTTGAAGGCATAATTAAAATATTAATTGATTTCTGCTTATAAATATTAAAAATTTAATATTTCATGTATTTTTGTATCTAATTTTTTTAACTCGCCACCTGTAGTTAATAAGATACAATTTCTGTAGTCTTGCCAATTTACTCTATAATTAGTATCTAATTCACCACTATTTAGAGAACGAATTAAATCATTAAGTGCGTTAATAGTGTATAGAGTATTGGATTCCTTTTTTCTATGTAAAAGGATTGTATTATCTAGTATTGTACTAGACATATTGAATGAATCAACATTGTATGTACAGACATATTCATTTGTAGATTCTACAAACAATATAAATATCTTATTAAATAAGATTTGATATTGATCTTTAATCGTATCTACAGTTGATTCTAAGTCTTCCTTAGTGGTAAATGTGCAAAATAATTTGTTTGCCAAATCGTCAAAATTAATTTCGTAATCCATAATAAATATTATATGTCTTTTAGAGAATTGTAATTGTTACCATATGCAACTTTTACAACGTATTTGTTATTTTCTAATAATTTTTTAATTTCTTTTAAAACCTCTTTACCATCTACTGAAGAGTAATCAACTAAGAATGAATCATAGGTGTATAATATAACTTTACTTTGTTTATTATCCAAATAATCTATTACTTTTCTTACAGAAATAACATTATTATGTGTTTCTGCTGATTGTATCATATAATTTAATACTTTATTTGGTGTTGGGTTTTGTATTTGTTCTTTGGTTAGTATTTTTCCTCCTACTAACTCTAATTTTTCTGTAGCATTAAACAATTCCCATAATTTTTCAACATATTCATTCATTGCTTTAAAGAATGGTATTTCTTTATATTCCTTAAACACACCCCCATATAATTGTTTAAAGGTTAATTCTTTAGATTTAGCATACTCTTCATCAGTTAATTCTTCTTTATTAAAATACATTTTACCTAATTGATTATGTACTGATTCTCTATCTAAGTCAAATCCTATTAAATTAGCTAGTATCCTAACATGGTAAGCGTCATAGTCAAATTCAAAAAACATATCATTTTTAGGAATAAATGCAGTTCTTGAACCATCATTTTTATTTAAAGCAGCGAAGTTAACACCATTAAAAGAGTTAGTTGGACGAGTAGTAAGGTTATATAAGTTATATTTAGTATACACTGTTTCTCCACGAATAAACCATTCTTTTTCATGATATTTAAAGTGTTTATTAAAATAATCCGGGTGGATTCTTAAACCTTGTTCCTCTATTGATTTAAATACTTTTGGAAAAGTATCATTATAAAATTCGTTTACTTCTGTTGGGATTTTTTCTCTAATTTCTTCGAAGTTTTTTTCTTCTTGCTCGTAAATTTTTGAGATTGGTACCAAGGAAGTACAGAACGGTAAATGTCCATACTTATCATAAGTACGGGACCTAATAGGAGTATAATCCAAGTTGTTATTGTCATAAGGTATGTCTATTAATTTAGGTGAATCAAAGAAATATAAACATTCTTTTTTATTTGTAATATAAATTTTTTCATATTTGCTTTCTATCCATTCTATTACTTTATTAAAATCTAATCTAAATGCTTCAGAATGGTTAATTGGAAATACATATCCTTTACCTTTAAAAGTTTTAAAATATATTAAACATGGTGAAGATAAACTAGAATGGTATTCATCATTCATAGGAATGATTTTTATATAACATTCATCACCTGAACAATATAATCTACTTAATTGTTCCTCTGTCTCAACAATATAATACATAACCTTTTATTCATAACTTTAAGTTGCACCAAGATTTCCTAATGCTTCATTTATCAATGTATTAACTTGTCCTTGAACAACCACATTAGCTGGTAGGAGAATTTTATTTTGTGATTGGGTATGTGTAGCACCATCCATTATTGTTCCATCTGCCATTATATGATAATTACCTATATATACATTATTATCTAATTTAATTGTAAATTCATTTCCACTTGTATATTGGTTAGAGATTAATTCTAAGTTTGGTCTAACTGCAAATTGAATTAAATTAGATAAATATTGTTTTATACCTCTAAATTCTTTATTAGTGAAGTTAATTAATCTTTCATTAGTATCCACAATTCCTGCAGTAACTACTCCATTTGGGTTTCTTGTATCTCTAAGTGGACCAGTTATTTTCCAATATATTTTTACTACTTGCCATAAAGCATAATTATATTCCCCACTTTGTGTAAATAAATCATTATAAGTTGATTCATTTATTTCTAATATTTGAAATGGGTTAGAATTTCTTTTCTTAGCAAAATATCTTTCTATTTGTCCTCTTTGATAATCTTTACCTTGAGGTTGAGGAATAAAGGAAGTTGGATTTTTACCATATTCAAATAGTTCCTGGTTTTTAGGGTTTAATCTAGCATATTCTAAATTATTAGGTGTATTAGGAACTTGATTTGTTGATTCATCTTTAGGAGCTATACCTAACAATTGCTTTGTTGGATCTAATGGGGTATTTCCACTATAGATTTGTCCATTAAATAATTGATGATAAGGACCACTATAGGATTTACCAGTAGAGTCAACAAACTCCCCACCATTGGTGAATAAATTATTATTTGTTAATGATTTAGGTATATAGCTCATTAGTTACGTATTACAATTTGTCCTCTTAATATTGTATACCATTTATTACTTTCTATTTCATGATTTATAGAAAATACTGCAAAATCAACTTTACCTCTATATTGTTTAGGTAACCTATCATCTGGGATTCTAAATATATTATAAGGTAAAATGCCTGATATTCCATCTATTTTAATACTATATTCTATAGGGATTATAAGAGTTGGAGTAGTAGAAGGAATTGATATAGGGCTACTAAAATCAGGGAAAATTTTTTGTCCTGTAAATTCATTTATTAGTTGTGCTTGTGAAATTCTTACAGGTAATTTTACATCTCTATTTTGAATATCATTATATAAAGTTGTTAAACTATTTATATTTTCTACACTTAAATCATTAAAATTATAAACTCTTTCAAAAAGTTGGTATAATTTTTTAAATGGTATTAATTGTTTTTTTATATCAGTTACAAATTTTTTATTAGGTGGTACAGCAGGAACTTTAGTTACTGCTAATCTATCCTTTACATTACCATTTAAAGAAGCGTAACTTAATATATCTTCAGGGAAATCACCTAAATCTTTTCCAGCAGCCTGTGCTGCAATTACTATTTGTGCTGCTAATTTTGGTGAAATTTTACTATTAAAACTATAATCATATACTAAAGATTTAGTACCAAAATTAGGAATTTCAATTACTTCGTTGTTTTTAGAATCAGGTAAAATATGCTCATCTATAATTCTTATACAATTACTATCCTTATCATAAAAAGGTCTAAAAGAATTTATTTTACCTAATGAAACATTAATTCCATCTAAAATCCTAGTTATAAAATCCATTAAATTAACTGTTCTATCTTCGGAGGATGTTGATAAAGATTTTAATGTATCAATAGCAAAATCTAAGTTAACTAAAACATTAAATAATTTTCCATTAAAAGGGGGAATATTATTACGATTATTAAATTTTTGTAATTCATATTCTTTTATAACTTTATCAAAATAATTTTCTATACCTACTTGATCAATTAAACATTTAGAGGGATCAACACTTCCTTGTAAACTAAAACATCGTTTAATTAGTGTATTATCAGGATTATAATCTAAGTAAACTTCAGGTTTTTGAGCTGTTCCTCCTCCACCTTCAGAAAAAATACCTATATGTTGGATTAGTGTAAATAAGTGAGCTAAAGTAATATATGTTTGGAAAAATTTAGTATTATTAATTACCTGTCCTGTAATATATCCCGTATAATCACTAGTAGTAAGATCATTAGCTGTTCCAAGACCTGAAATTACTTGGTGAGCGTTACCTTTTCTAACATTTTCATTACCTGTTATTGAATTGTTAGCAAATACTGGTCCTCTATATGTAATTTCTGTAAAAATTTTATTTAAATATTTTCCATAAGCAATTTCATCATTGTTACTATCTACTGCTTTTTTACCTAAAGTAATAGGTACAAATTTACTAATAATTCTATCTTGTAAACCTTCACTGGCTGCAGATTCTCTAAATGCTATTTCTTCTTTTGTAGCATTTTTAAAGAATTTTTTATATGTAGTAAGTATACATTCTAAATCCGATGAGTAATTACTATCTGTATCTTCTTCTGTTAAAAAAATATCAAAATTAACATTACTAGCTGTATTAATTTTAAGTGATTCAACTATACCACCGGAACCCATTACTTGTATTTTACAATTATAGGAACCATCATTATTAGCTGACCAATCAAAATTATAAACTTTACCTAGTAAACATTCATAATTACCTTGAGAGCTTTGTCTTTTATTTGTAGTTTCTTTTAATAATTTATCTCTGTCTTTATACTCGAAAAAATCAATACTTGATGGATTTGTTTCAAATGTGTCATCTTTTCTAAAATAATTTGAGTGTCCCCATTCTAAAAATACATTACACCCTAAACTCATATAAAGTTTAGTCATTCTATCTAATTGGTCTAAATCATAACAAATAAACTCAATATCTGCTTGCATTAAAGTTTGCCATTTACCTCCTGTACCAATTGAGACATTAGTAATACCAGGCATAGGTTTAAAACCTAAATCGTCATTAGTTCCTTTAGAATAAGTTTCATTAAATCCTCCCCTTATATTTTGGTTAGTATTTAAAGTGCCCCCTTGCAAAACATTATTTTTAGCTAATGAGGAATCATTATTTACATCTACACCAGAACTTAATCTAAACCAAACATTACGATTAGTTAAAAATTCAAGAATACTATTACTACGATTAGTAGTATTTAATTTTTCTCCTCTTTTTTTAATTTGGTCGTTTACGTACTCTGGAAAACCTGTACCTACTATATTTTTGAAGTTGGATTTTTTTTCAGTAGCCATAACATTTTAAGAATTTAAAGTGTTAAACTCTTGAACAGCATTACTTAAATTACCAGGTATTCTTAATTGAAAACCAGGTATTGGAAATAATGAATCACCAGGTAAATCATTTGCCATTGCAATTACCCACCATAATGTAGAATCTCCATAAAAATCAGTTGCTATTAAATCTAACCTATCTTGTTCTCTAACAATAATATAATAATC